TATAGTAAGATGCCTTGCCTGTCAACTATTTTTTACCATTCGGTGATATCATTCATATACTCCGATTCAATTAACCGAATTAAGTTTTTACCAGCACACAAATAATCATCATTTTGAACTTTTTTGCCGCCTTGCTGTGAACCAAAGTATAGACTACATGCCTTAGAAAAATCTTCTTTAGTCATCCAACCAATACGCATATCTTCTGGTTCTCTGTTTATTCCCACAAACAGTAGACGTTCCCAATCTTTACCATGAGAAACATGATTAAGTGTAAACATATCTTTTTTCAAACATTTCTTTTTATTATCGGTATGTGCCAAAGAAAACTTTATTTCTGTTTTAATACCATTTACTATTCGGTCATAACCAGCAGTTGAACTATGCGGCATTTCTACATTATGTCCTAAATGCTCTAGCATAAGAGTAGCATATCTTTCGCCCAATTCGCCTTTTTGTTTATTATCCATATAGCGGTAACCTTTGAACGGAGTGTCAATCCAAGGGTCATAAAGATTCTGACTAATATATTCCTGAAGGCTATCAGTATTAGCGATTTCAAACAATGCTTGTTTAGTACTCATATTAAATATTCTCTCTTGCTTAGTAATCTTCTACAAAACTTTCGCTAAACTGATATAGCTCAGCCTCATGTGCCGCATCAACAATAACATCAGTGGATACTTCGTGCTCAGTGTAACCTTCAATGAGCATATCGTAATATGAATCATGCGGTGGCGCTAGATGCTCTTGGTCAGTCATGTAATACACTAATGCTTCTACTACTCCAAGCTCTGGATGCTCAACTTGAACTGTCTTACGGTCATAATAATGTGGATAACCTTCAAGTATATCAAGCGCAGCTAGACATGTATCAGTAATCTTCCAAAGTACACCATCAGCGACTACGCCTGATTCTTCACGAACATCAGCGTGAACACGAAACTCAAAGATATGCTCAGGTAGTTTAGCCGCACCTAGCGAAACACTTGCTGGACAACGACCAGTCATTTGTTTCTTGTTAGTGTTCATGCCATAACCGAAGTAGTACATAAAGAAAAACCCTCATTGATTAATAATATATATTATAAACCAAGGAGGGTTGCTTTGTCAAATCGTTTTATAGCGCAGTTAGATATTTCTTCAAGAATGGTAATAGTTGTCCCATCGCTTCGTTAGATACTCGGCCATCATCCGCTTGTATTCTGTTGATTATATCTGCTACACGAGTACGAATATTTACATTGTCAGTTAGCTCACTAACAACTCGCATAGTTTCATCAACCAGTTTACCATCTAGCTCAACTCCAGTACCCGTGCGGTAGTTCTGGAACTGATTGTAAACATTTTGTAGGCGTGATTTCAAATCATTGCCAGTCTCGTCCTTAGCAGTTGCTTTACGGCGTTGCTGTACAAGTTGTTTCAACTGATCGCGGTTAATTGTACCTGTCGCATATTTTGCGAATGCTGCCGTAATATCTTTGTTCTGGTCGCCTGCTACTTGTGCGGCTAATTGATACAGTTTCTTTAGATACTCTTGTTTGTGTTTCTCTGGGTCACACGCGGCATCCAATGCCACAACAAATCGCATTAGCGTATTTTTTACCAACTCAAGATCACCACTCAACCAATCACCACCTGGTCCACGAAACTCTACATGTGTATCTTTAACATTAACCGATGAATACTTAGCTGTGCGACCGCCATGAATAGTCTTGCTCGCATCTTTCTCCATCTTGTTTTTCATTTGGTCAAAGATGGCAGCTAAATTATAATCTTGATTTTTTATAGCATCTACAACATCGTTAAACATACTTCTGGCATAACTGTTAAACTGGCGGCCAAACTGTTGTAGAACGTACTTGTCGCCCATTAGTAGAACAAGTTTAACAAAGTCTAGATTTTCACGGCTGTAGTTATCAACTGATACGTTCATATGTAGACCTGTGGTATCGTCTGTGTAAATACCTTTTTCATTAGCCCATGCTACAATACGGTCAATATCATCCAACATTTCTGATACCGGCATAGGAGGAGATATAAACTCTAAACCAGCATCATCTGAATCACGCATGCCGTTTAGACTTGAATCTGGTTCAATAGAGTAGCCATCATCTAATCGTGGAGCACTATGATAAGCGCCATAGTTTACTTGTTTGCCAACAACTTCACTAAACTCTTCTGCTAGGCCGTCCCAATCTATTTCGCCGCCACCAGAATATGGCCAATATACATCATTGTCCCATCCATATTGTTGTTGAACATTTGACATCCAGTCCAGACCTTCATTGCTTAACCAATCTGATTGACCGCTATCATAAATGTCTTGGTAGTTGTCTTCTTCCCATTGTTCACGGCATTGTTCAAAGTTGGAATCTTGCTCATCAATACTTTCGTCAATAGCTAGACTAATAATCTCAGACTCTAGATTATGCTCTTCAATCTGAGATTCCAATTCATCCGACTCCCAATCAGCGTCAAACTCTATCTCATTATCATCAAACACTGTTTGTACCGCTGTCATATAGTTACTAACTATATCGCTCATATCTACATTATAACGAAAATATTCTCTCATGTGTGATTGAATGTCATCGTAGAAATACTCACTCATTTTATCATATACGAAATCTTCACGATATCTTTGCTCCAGTTGTTCAATCATAGAGTCTACGTCACGGCGACTGTTAATATCGTCGCCGCCCAAAAAGAATTGTGAGATATCATAGAAATTCCTGGCGCGCTCATCGTGCTCATCGTAATCTATTTCGCCACCTTCATCTGGACTTCCTATACCGGGAACATATAACTCAAACTCCATACCGGCACGAGCATTGATATTTGCTATTTGCTTTCGTAGAGCATTTGGATTCATGGCTATCTCTGATAGCACCTGATTAACTATTTCTTCAATAAGCATTTTATTTTATTCCATAACTTTAACAGACATATGTTGTCTTTGGTGTATTTATGTCATTTATTGGTATTCTTTTGTAAGCATTTGAGTATGGAGCGAGGTAACCCTTCAACAGGTGTTTGACGAACAGTGGTATTTGATTGCGCGAATAGTTGCGGCGTTTTCTTTGGTTTAGGTGTCATTTAAGTTTCCTAGTAGTAAAGAAAGTATTTATGCTGGTAGAATAAGGCAGATAACGTACAACATTATACGCCATCTGCCTTTATAGAGTCAAGACTTATTTGAACGGTTGTAGGAACTTATGCTCAAATAATGCCGCATCACCATTTAACTCAGGACGCTGTGTGTAGTTAAACTGCTGTAACTCAACATTCATCTTAGTCACTAGGTCCTTGTAAGTTATATCGCAGTTAGCCATTTCTAGGTTGCGAACCATGAAGTATGTAGCCGCACCCATGAACTTGTTACCAATGTAACTGTCAGCACTTGTTTGATGTGACTGACAACCACTAATCATTAGACCAACATCACGACCTTCTTCGTTCTTGATACCACGAGCGCGAGGCTGTAGGTCCAGACCAAGACCACGGTTAGCAATGTCTGCTGGCATTGGCAACTCACGACTTAGGGTTATACCTTTCATTGGGTCAATGTGATTACTGTCGGCTGCTACGCCGAACGGCTGGTAAGAATCTTTAGAATCAATACCATCACCGCTATGACAACAATCAAGTATGACTGTTAGGTTAACACCTTCAGGTACCTTACTGAATACTCTACGCATATCTTCATCACGAATGATATTTTTGCGCCAGTCTAGGTCAATAGGACAGATGATTTCGTCTTTGCCATCTGGCTCTTCGCCTCGCTCATAACGCTGATTAATGATTTGTGAACCATGGCCTGAGTAATGGAAGAATAGAACATCGCCTGGTTGAGCGCCGTCTACTAACCATTCCAATCGTTCCATAATGTTTGCTGTTGTTGCGCTGTGGTCGGTCAACATGCGCTTGTCTTGTGCTTTAAAACCGAAATGTCTTGTTAGTACTTCGCTTACTAACATAACATCGTTGACACAACCACGTAATGCGTGACTTGTGCCTGGATAGTTGATACCAACTAATAGTGCTTTTTTAGCCATACGATTCTCCTTTAGAATAATATATGGTTATTTAAAGGAGATATGGTTGATATTAACTTAGTTGTTTATGTAATCTGCTGTGTATTTCAGAAGATTTCGTATCTGTGGCGCTTCTTTGTGGAATATAGAACGGAAACGATTGTACACTGGCAACTCGCCTTTGTACTGCTCAATCTTGCGTAGAATCTCACCAGAATCTACACCAATGTATTCTGCTTCGTCTTTTATTTCGCCTGCTAGGTCATGAGCATAAGCCATTAACTCATGCGGGTCACGAAGATACATACGTTGCCAATCACGCTCTGTGCCACCATTCTCTTTGGCACGAGTGCCTTTCTGGTGACCACTTAACGTTTTGCCAAGTTTGTCTTTGCCCATCTTTTCATACTGACCAAAGTGAATAGTCTCGTGAGCAATAGCTTTTAGTATGATATCTTTGAATGTTTTAGGACCCCATTTGTCCTCAAGATTTTTGGCATGTAGAACAATATCTATGCCTTTGGAATCACCTTCCCAACTAGCCATAGCCGATATGATTTCATTACTGTCTTTGCGTGGTTCATGATTCGCAAAGAACTGAAGATAATCTAAATCCATCATATCGGCTTCATCATTAAGAAGCTCAACTAGCTCATCAATATCATCTACATCGTTGTTATCGTCTAGATATTGTTGATACTCAGGACTTACTGTGTCCAGTAATTCTGAGATTTGTGTCATGATTTCCTTGTCAGGAGAAACACGAGCCTCTGTAATAATGTCTGCTATTTTCATAGGAGTATTTATTACAGAATGCCACATTTCTGAACAATGAAGTCAGAGTCGTTGGCGCTAGTGTAGCGACTAGCATTGCCAACTTTCATCATAGCCTGACGAATAGCGCCGTCTTCTGAGTAATCACGAAAGATGCCTACAAAATTACCTTTGTAATGTACTACGTAATCTCGCATCATGTTATGCTGCCTCCATTACCAGTTCAAGGTCTTCTTTAGTAGCAATCAATTCAATACGTGTATCGCGGTCATCAAACATACCCAGACCCTGTGGGATAGTGCTAAACTCTTTAGCTGGATGGTCAGAAACTTTACTGTCAAAGACAAACTTAACTAGTTTACAACGAATCAGTGACTCATTAGATTCTTCTACAAGACCAATCATGTAGCAACCAGGCTGGAGCTCTTTAGAAAAGTCGTAAGATTTAATCAGGTCACCAGCTTTAATATTCATCATAGTTTTCTCTCTCATCACGTTATATAATGATCATAGAGTAAGATGCCTTACCTGTCAACACTTTTTTAAATTTTTGTTATTTCAGCGACTTCAATGCCGTCAATTGTTACTGTCCACCAAGGTGATGAGCATGTTTTGCGACCATGACGAACAAATGTTGGTTTTTTTATTCCCGCTTCAGCAAGTTCTTCACGGATCCAACCTCTCGCGTCACCAAGTGTATACGTCTCACCCCAAAAGCCTTCAATTCCTAATGATTCGCCACGAAGAACAGTTACATATATTGACATAATGATTTCTCTCTCAATTGACTATATGTATAGTATAGAGTAAGATGCCTTACCTGTCAACACTTTTTAATAAAAAAGGTGACATTTCTGCCACCTTTTTTGTTATGCTAGCTCGGGCACCGGCATTCCTTTTAGTTCTCGGTACTGATCAAGTGTGATATCCATGCTACTCATTTCTCGGTTGTACTCTTTACGAATCATCACTAGATTGTCGTAAGTAGTTTTGCCGCCTTTTGAGTGAGGAATAATGTGGTCACCTTCCGCATCTTTCATAGTCAATGGTTGACCGTCTACAGCACATTTGAATCCTTGTTCTGCCAGTTTGGCTTCGCGGTCTTCGCGACTGAACAAACGATTCTTGTCGGTGATAGTAATCAATGATGGCAAGTCAATGCCTCCTATGTTACCAATGCCGTCTACTAACCAGCTTAATGTTTCACGAATAACTACTTCACGGCGGTGCTCGCCTAGAGCATTCTTAAAGTTCTGGCCTTTTGTTTTGTTCTTGTCATAAGGTGAAGACTCTAGCAACTCTGGTACCATGTTTGCCTGTTTAGCAAAGAATGGACGACTTACCGCGAAAATAGTTTTGAAGAATTCGTGATAATCATCAACTTTGAATTCTCCGTAACGCTCCGACATGTACATGTAAAGGCGTGTATGTAGAGAGAATTCATCCTGTGATAGACCTGGGCCAAGTTCCTGCTTACGATAGATTGCCACTTTGCGAAGGTGGTCAAATAACTCAGTTACTTGTTTGATTGCCTTTTTGATTTGAGTTGCAGTATATGTGCCCTCGTACATTTCTGCTAGTGTTTTATCATCAGCAACACCAATCTGGCCATTGTCTAGGTAACGAGCGAAAACGCGAGCTACCATTTCATCCTGTCGTAGACGCTGGTTATCAAAGTTCACGTACTTGTATGACTTCTTGCCATCTTTTGTAATGGTGTATTCAAACAATTCGTGACAGTCATTATCAATACCCACAACTGTACGAGTCATTTCACGAACAGCATTTGCTACAGGAATGTCACCATATGAGTTAAGCATTTCTTGATGATTTACCTGTGTTGTTTCATTCAACGCACGGAAGATTTTACCTGCGTCAATAGAACTTAAGTTTTCATAAATTACAAACGTGAGTTCATAGTCAAGAAACTGTTTACGGACATCTTCTGGCAATTCAGAAAAGTATTTGCCTGTGATAACATCTTTGAATTTATTTTCAAAGAATGCCTTGATACTACGCTTACGGTGGCCACCATCAATAGACTCTAATAGATAGTTTGCTGCTGGCACATGCGAAAGATCGCGCAATGTAATCTCGCCAATGTTCATGCCCGTCATGATACTAGCAATGATGCCCTGTGCTTTAGAAGGCTTTGCTTTGGTGCCTTCTAATTTAAGAATAGTGCTAAGACGTTGCCCTACCGGCTGAACATCATATGAAGAGTACGCTAGTACAAAGTCACGAATTGTTTTTGTTTCACGCCGAAATTCGTATTGTTTGGGTGCTAAAGTCATTTCTCATTTCCTATCTCAATTAACTTACTTTATGATCATAGAGTAAGATGCCTTGCCTGTCAATAGTTTTTTAAAGTTTTTTACCCAAAATCAAACAAAGATGTGAATGTTGTTTTGTCTTCTGCTACAGATAAGTCCCAACCAAGTACGCCGAGTAGGTTTTCAATCTTCTTAGTGATTATTGAATGTTCCATGGTTTCTGTGTCAAATGGCAAATCTCTGAACCACTGTGGCAATCGTGCTTCATCGGTAGGATATCCTACGCTAGTCATACCAAGCGGATTGTTCTTCAGCTTACACACAATGGTCTTTTGTCCATCAACAATCTCCATGCTGTACTTGTCGGCATTCATTTCACGTAGTCTATTCCAGTTGATGGCTGCCAAGGCATGACCAACTCCACACTTGCCAGTTTTCTTCCAGTTTGCTGTATGATTTGTCAGATTATTGACACGTTTAGGAGTACCTTTCTCCCAATCAGGCATGGCACGAAACTCGCTACGAAACTCTATGATGCGCTCAATAACTTCTTGTTCGGTCTTGCCTGTTAGAGCCATCATTAGTATCTCGTTTAAGAATGCTTGCATATAAGGTGGTGTATCTGAACGTTTCAAGTCCAGACCCATTGCTTTAATCTTGCCCGGTTTACCATCAACATCCATTCGCTTACCTTCGTCATCAAACACGAGGATAGCGTAACGTTTCTTAACAATGAATATACCCGCTTCACCTACAATCTCACGACCAGCCGCGATAATCTTACCTAAGTCGTATGTACAATGAAAGGCTTTGTTCATGAATGCTGGGAAACTAGCAGATACTTCGTCACATACAGCATCATAGTATTGAATGATTGTGTCTTTGTCCCACTGAACAGCTCCGCTTTCAATGTCATTCTTGAGTACAGGGTATGCGCTAAAGTAAGCGGAGTCAGTATCACCATATACAATAGAGTCGCCGTAGTAGTCATATTTGCCAGCAATGATTTCGTTCACTTTGGCTGCCATGTGTTTAGCAATACAACGACCAGTTAGTGTGGTAGATTGACCGAGTCTATCATCGTAGAAACGACTACCAGCATTCAACAATGCTCCATACAATGAGTTTAGATTGATTTTTTTAACTAGCTGGCGTTTATCCCAGTAAGCAAAGTCTTCTGAATCTTCCGCTCGTGCTTTTTTCGCTTTTGCTTGTAATTCTTTACGCTCAGCATACCAACGCTCTAGTAGTCCAGGAATAATACCTTTCTGCTCATATGTGAATACTGTGCCGTTAGCACTAAGAATCCATGGTTGGCCACTATTGAAAATGATTTCATAGATTTCAGCGCCAGTAGCTTCAAACTCATCACCATTTTCAAACTTGATAGTCAACAACTCTACTTTGTCTTTCTCCATCACCAAGTCATATTCTTTACAGGCGAACTTGCCATCCCAGTATTTTGGAATAGCACCATCTTTGTACTTGGCCAAATATTCATCAATCTCAGGTCGGGTAATAGTATGTTTAATCTGTCCTACAATCGTCTCCGTGCTCATATTACAACCACGAAGGATGGATGGATAAAGTGAGTTCAAGTCAATAGAGCCAATCCATTTGTGCATACCAGGTTTAGGTTTAGCAACATATGCGCCAGCCGCTGTGATATCGTTATCAGAACGTTTCTTGTCGGGCACAATAAGACCGCGACTATGCGCTTCATTAATGATTGCTTGGTCAGTTTGCGCTACTGCGCCCATTGTGGTTTGGAGTAGTACAGTATTAGCATGAGCCAACACATTAGCAAGATCAATGAACTGTAGTTTTTCATCCAATCGCACAAGTAGGTCAACGTCTTGTCGGTTGTACGCAATAAACGTTTCAAAATCATTGTTATAAAGTTGGTCCAGTGTTCCTTCATATTCTACCTTGCGCTCACCTAGCTCATGCTCACCAATCGCATCTAGTGTGTAACTGTGCATTTCGTGATAAGTGTATTTACGATAAAGCTCAAGATAGTCAAGATGTACACGGCCTTGTAATTCAAATGTTTCGCTGTCTTTGCCATACTTCACGACTGTCTTTGATTTAGGAAAGCGGTCCCATAAACAAAACTGGCGAGTATGCGACTTGCTCAACACGCGAGCGATACGATTCACCATGTATGGAATATCAAAGCCTTCAGAGTTCCAACCACTTAAAATATCAGCGTCATCAATGAGGTCCAAGAATGTTTGTAGAAGTTGCTCTTCTGATTCACACAGAATGGTGTCTTCAAACTTATTAACAACCTCTTGTGCTTCTTCCGTTGTAAGTGTATTAGGTTTAATAGCTAAACAAATGGTACGCTTTAACCACGATAAATGTAATGCTACTGCGGTTACTTTATTGAATGGGTCTTCAGGCGGTGCAAAGCCTTTCTCCTTACTGAAATCAACCTCAATGTCAAAGAAGCATAGATTTAGGTCTGGTGCTTCTTTGTCGGCATAGTTCTCAGCAAAACATCTGAATACTGGATTTACATCGCTTTCAAATAGACCTTTTCGGGCATACATTTTCTTTTCAGCGGCAAACTTTTTACTGCTGTTACACACAACACGCTCAAGTTTGTCACCAAAAATACTTGTGAACTTGCCACGCTCATCTGGATAATAGAATGTGTACTTGGGCGAGTATTCACGGTAAATGCGCTCACCGTTCACTCGCTCAACCACGTGAATGATATCTTTGTCTCTGTCTAAAAATGCGTCTACATAACTCATATGTATATTATATTATGCCTTAGTTGATTTGTATAGTCTATTTTCTAATGATTTAAGAATAGAAATCATATTGGGATTTTTAAACTTAACGCCAATATAATTGGTTTTGCTTGATTCGGCAGTGCCACCAGGCCCATAAATATCGGCTGTACTTGTTATGGCATCTATTTTTTTATTGTCAGTGAAGTCATAAACATGCCAGCCTTGTTCAATAGCGGAATTAATAGAATCAAAGTTGGGAATTTCTACAGCATTATCGTTATCAATATCTCTGCCGAAATCTTCTTGTATCAATACACCATCATCCGCCAACTGGTCAAACCAAGTATTTTGAAAATCTTGCCAAATGAATGGTCTATGCTTACTGTCGTTTATAACAATTCGTTGTTTGCCATATATGTCAGCAATATTTTTGGCTGTGTCAGAAGCAAATGCATCAGTGTTAAATGTGAATTTTAATTTGTCAATAATAGATTGGTCTAGAGAGGTCAAATAATTTTGTAACATGATATAGTTTTTTACTTGTTGCTCATCAGCCATTTCGGTAACAACTGGGCCAGATACATCAATGCCTATTGTGTTGCCAGTCATGATGTTAGCCCATTTTACATGAGACTCTCCTAAACCTATACCAATCTCTGTTATGTCATTGTCAATTCCATAATGTGCTAGAATTGCGTCATACAATGTAGTATATCCTCGTGTGGATTTATTACAATGTTTCTCGCTGTAAGTTGTTATTGTCATATTACTATTCCACTATGTACTTCTCAGGAGTCGTGCGATAAACATACTCAATGTCTGGCACACGATATTCTTCTAAAGACGCCAACTGCTGTTTAATATATTCTTGGTCCCGACTCCATATACCCATGAAACATTCGCCATTTAATCGTTGATCATGCTCATACTCTTGGTCAGGTGATATAACACCCTCCCACATTGCTTCAATTGTCGCAAACTTGCGCATATCATATACCAACCATCCAGCATCAATTGCCGCACCAATGTTTTTTGCGCTAATACCATTGACCTCCCGAGCCAATTTTTCTTGAAAGATTATACCATTCTCAGATAGAATGTCTTTCCATGGCTCCATCCATGTCCAGTTTTCACCACGCTGTTTGCCGTCATTGACTACCCACTGAAACGTACCATAGGCCGCACGTGCCTGGTCAACAACCTCTTGGTCATATCCACCTTTGTTCCAGCCGAATTGAATGTTTTTAAGAATCTTCAGGTCATTTTTTGCAATAGTTCTAATGCTTTCCAATTGATTGATGTATTGCATTTCAACACATCCAGCAGCAGCATTGATTTCTTCATGAGGAGTGCCAATATCTAGTCCTAAGATATGAGCATCATCACCAAATACATGGCGCCAGATAACTAGTGAGTTACCAAACCCTATGCCAATCTCACACGCATGTTCTACTTTATCTTTTATAGAATCTACTAATACATCATAGATGGGTGCCCAACCACGCTCAAGTTGGTCAGACACTATTTTATTATCATCAAGGTACTTTGATATTTCTGTATATTTTCCCATTAATTCTTCCAAACAATGTGATACTCTTGTATCTGTACATCAGAAATACTGCCAGGTCCGTACTTTGCTTCATTCTCTTTAATCATAGTTTCAGCATGTTTACGGCTGTATAATCCATATACATATTCAGGGTCATCACCACGGATACTAAACGAACACATTACTCGTTTCTCCATGTTGCTTGTATATACTTCTGTACGCTTTTGTTCTAATTGTTTACGAAGCTCATCACGCTCCGCTACTAAGTCTTGCAGTGACTTAATCACTGATTCTATTGACATGTCTTCTCCTTCTAGTTCAACTGGTTGACCATCATTACCTAGATACGCAACCAAGTTGTTATCAGAGTCATATGCGAGCCATTTGACATGGGGAGGATAAATCTCCTCCCTCCGCCTAGCCGTAACTAGTGTGCTGTACATTAGATAGTACGGCCAATAGATTCAAGAATAGTTTCAAGCTCATCAAACTTCTCACGCTCTTTGTGAAATTCTGCTTTATAAGCAATCTTGATAGCTTTGTTTAGTGTCGCTGGCTTGATTTGCATTTCTTCTGCGATAGCTTTTACGGTGTCACGAAGACCTTCTTTAAGGACTTCAATTTCTTGTGTTACTTGAATGCCTTCGTTTACAAGGCGCTTGAGTTTATCAACGTCAGATTGTGAAAATGACATATGTATTTCTCCTATTGAGGTTTATTGATTTGTTTATTAAGTATAGCAGGTGTGAGCTAGGTGTCAAACTATTTTTTGTTTTCTAGCTCTTTGATTCTTCGCTCTAACTCTTCTATCTTAGGAGCTAGTATGGGATAGCGTTTCTTCCAATCGGCTTCGTCTTGCTTGAACCAAGTCCAACCCAAACGATTAACGAGATAGTCTAATAGACCATCCCATTTAGCATATACCCATAATCCTATCGCAGTTTCACGCATGTATGCCACAAATAAACCACCTACAATAGAACCAGCTATCGCTGTATAAATCCAGGTAGTATCACTTGTCAAGTTATCAATCATTTCTGTTAGCATCATTGTTGCCTGTCACTGCTGGAGATTGTGCTGGACGAGCACGATTTTCTTTCTCAGCGTCAATCCATCTTTTAGCAATAAAGCTACTAGCTGGACTATTTACGAACTTTTCAATAGCCTTTTCTACTTTTCTAAAGTTTTCAGCACGGTCAGGGTCTTCTAACCCGCCTGAGTTATCAACAACATGGAAGTTAGACGCGCCAAATAACTGCTGAAACTTCATAATGTTATCTTGTACTTGTTTCCACATTGCTTCTACTTGCTCTTCTGGCAATGAACGGGCTCGCATCTGATTACGCTCTTGTGCTACATCCAATGATGTATTAACAAACAACATCATCGTGTCGTAACCTAACTCTTTTAGCTTGGCTTGCTCTTTCTGGACTTTAGCAACATCTTTGCCAGTACCGTCAATGATTAAACCTAAACGACCATCAATGAAGTTACCACGCTTTTTCTTCAACTTGTCTTTAGCAACACCACGAATCTCTTGACCTTGAGGACTGTAGATATTGTCTGGTGTTGGTTCCATGCCAGCTTTGCCTAGTAGAAACTCGTAGACTTCATCACTGTTTACTGTGCGTAGACCAGTATGACTTAATAGTTTGTTAGCAACAAATGATTTACCAGAACCAGGCCCACCTGCTAAAAAGATTGCTTTAAAGATATGCGGGTCATTAACACCTTCTTCTAGGTCATCTTCATTGACAACCCGGCCTAGCATACTACCAGACTCTAAGCGAGACTTATCAATGTCACGGCTGTTTGCGCCGCCTTTACTGTACTTAGCCTTCAACTCTTCATATGCGCCAACAATGTCCTGTATCTGATACATTGTGTTGTTGCTTAGTTGATGAATGATGTTATTCCATTCACGGCGAGATTTAGCAGTGGCCGCTTCGTCTGCCATTTGTGCTAGATCACGAGCGACTTTACGTTGTAATGTATCCAAATCATAGTTGCCTACAGTAGGATTCATTGCGTCTTCTTTAACTTCTATATCGCGAATAAAGTCATCAGCTTTGTTATTACCACCTTTGCCTTTAACTACTTTTTTCTTTTCGTTTACTATCTTACTTAAACTTGATTCTTTCATTACTGGTTGTCCATCTACAAGATATTGTTTTACAATATCAAAAATATCTTTTCCACGAACTTTAATATCGGCATCAATGCCTAATGCTCGTTTAAATGCGTCTTTGTCATCAGCACGAATAGCTGACCTTAAATCTGTTGCCGAACTTAGTCGTTGTGCTGGCGCTAACTCTATACTCTCAAAGTTATAATAACCATGTCTGCCTTCTTTGCCGTTAGACTTTGTAATAGCAGTGACAAATCCTGGTCCATCTTCTGGGTCAGATACTATCTTAAGATTGACCTTGCCGTGTTTGTTATATACGAAACTACACAGTGACCACCACGATTGCTCAGGGACAATATGACCCTTTATCTGAGGAAACATTAACTGCATCAACTCAGTCTTAACTTCAAACGGCAACGGGTCTTTGTTCTCAGCCGCTTTGCCTGATTTTCCTTTAGCACCCTGTGTATTAGGATTAGTACCTACATACCAGTTTTCAAAACTAGATGCTTTTTCCCATGCTTTAACATGTCCAATATGTGGCGGATTAAAACGACCAAATATTATCGCAACAGTCGGTATTTCTTTTTCGTTTAACTTATCAAATCTCATTAAGGTGTCCATCTCTTACGTGGAACAAATTTGACGTTACCGTGCTTCTTATCGCCATCAGCATAGCGTACACGACCTTCGCCATTTGTATCCCAAATCTCTGCGTCATGTCCAGCTTCTAACTGATCAATCACCGCATCTTTAACATTCTGTATATTCTTAACAAGCGTTAATATAGCATCAATCGCACCGCCCGCTTGCTCATCTAACTCATTAATCTTGGCTTGTTTGCCAGCACTTACTTTACTGCTAGTCAGCCAATTGTAAAAGTGGTTCACACTTAAGTCATCTAACCCCTTTACTTTAGCAGTCTGGTTAACATAGCGATAGATAATCTCTGATAGGTCAGCAAGTCCTTTAACTGGAGTCAAGAACGAATCAATCTTTTTAGCGTTTGACTTCAGATATGATTCTATTTCAGTTATCGCACTAGTGTCAACCTTTATCGGTGCCGAGTTGTATATAGGACCTTGTACAATAAGTTGTGCTGTTGTGTTGAACTGCGAAAAGTCATCAATAGGTTGTTGCTGGTCATCAGGCATGCCAAACTCTGGGAAGTATGCGTGACCCACAACCATTACATCAGCTTGTGATATGCGTTTACCTAACTCGCTGTCAGCACGTACATGATAACATGTTTCTGACTTAGGGTTAGGACAGAAGTTATACACACCTTCGTTGTCAAGTTGAGGGCGCTCTAAGAATAAAGCATCAGCGTATAGAAAGCCTACAAAGTCTTTTGGTGTTGCGGCATCAAATAATGGTTGAAGTCTAGCCATTCGTTGTGCGAAAGCATCACGAGCCTGTTTCTCTTCTGGCGTCTTAGGACTGCCTGAACCATTAGCAATAAAGTCGGCAATAGCCTCTGGGTCACTGTGTTTAGCGCCACGA